TGGTTTTTCAATTTGACGCATAATTGTTTCTATAATCTTCTTTGTGTTTATCAACAAAAGATTTAAAGTTTTCGTTTTTTAAATAAAATCTACTGAGTCTATAGACTCTATTCTTAGAACATCTATGATGTCGAGCAATAAGGCTTTTACTCCCATACACTTGTGTAGGGTGTAAAAACCAACATAACAAGATTGATAGATTATATACTTTGTAATCTAATTCACATCTTGGTGTTTTTTTACCTTTTAATATATCTATCGATATGTTAAAGGTCAAAGCTAAATACTTTTGTATATTATAAACCATAAGGAGATGATTATGAAAATTGAGTATCGACATTCTGCCTCCAAAACAAATACGTTTATTGACAGTCCAGCTTTCTGGATTATCAATGAGTTGTATGATTTTGATTCTGGGCCGAATGCAAGAATGGTAATGGGACTAGCAGCTGAGGATGCAGCTAATCATGCGTTACAAAACCAAATCACTGATGAAAATACTATCACAGAATTTGCTCAAAAGAAATACCTTGAGCATGATGGAATTAATGGTGATGAAGATGAATGTGATTGGTCTGCTATTATTGCAAATAAGTTTGTTCAAGAACTACCACAGTTTGGTGATGTAGTATCTTGGCAAAATGAACTTCAAGTACCTGGTAAAAAATGGGGTCTTGATTATGATATTATTTGCAAAACTGACTTTGAGTTCAAAGATGTAATAGTTGATACAAAGGCTACTGCATATATTAGAAGATTAAAGTCAGGTAAGGTTGATGCCAAATGGTATCCTAAACCTGCAGATGTAAGACAACAATGTCTATATCGTGAGGTTTTTGGCAAAGAAACTATGTTATTGTATTGTTCACCAACAGATCAGTATTGTGTTGATATGGTAGGTAGAGATGAACTAAAGCCTATGATTAATGCTATGAAACATATTGAACATATACTGAAGATAGCTCCAACAAAAGAGGACATTGTCCGAATGTTCCCTTTGACATTGGACAATTTCAGATGGAAAGGATCTAAAGGATCTGTGGATTTCGCTGAAAAACTATGGTCAGAATGTTTACAATAGTGTATAAGTAATTATGCAAAAACTAGGTAAAATAATAAATCAGATAAATAGGAGAAATATGGAAACTGAAACATTTGAATGCTCGTTTAAAAGAGCTTTTGAAAAAGATAATGGTGGCGTTACAGTATACGTTACCAAAGATGATGGTACTGATATGACTGTCTATGGTGAAGCTCTTGGAGCAAGTCGTTGGCAGAAAGGTGCTAGACTTAAAATCGAAGCATTGCCTGTAAGAACTAGTAAAACAGGTAAACAGTATCAAACAGCAAACTCTATTGAGTTATTGGATGGTGAGGTAGCAGTGCCTAATGGTGCTGCAACATCTATTCCAACAAAAGATCCACATGCTCAATGGAAAGAAAAATACAGATTAACAATGAGTAATCTTCTGGCTGCAGCTATTCAATCAGGCAAAGATGTAAACTTTGATGAAATTGATGGTTATGTGCGTAAGATACTACAAGCCAAGATGGATGTAGAAGATCTGCCAGATGATGCACCATTTTAACCGAACACGTCATCTCCCTAAAGTTAGTTAACGTGTATAGGGGTGAAGTTAAGATCCAGGCTTTGCCCCTACTAATTATTATGAAAAATGAAAAACAATTATTATTTGTTCAAACTCGAAATCGAGTTGATAGGTATTGATACATATGGTAGAGATGATTGGGTAAGACAATTATACATAAATTATATGAAGGAGAATCAAAGTGATTACAGAAAAACGATTAGAAGATGCATTGAAATACCTAGCAGATACAGACGAAGGTAGTGCAGAAGCAAGTGCTAATGTTAAGTATTTGGATAGACTTCTTAAAAGGAAAAAAGCCTTATACATCACTGGGGAAACTAATCTTAAAAGCATATCTGCTAAAGAGCAAGGATTCTATGCAAGCGAAACTTACAAAAATGCTGTTGACGAGTTATTTCAAGCTGAAGTTAAAGCGTCTACTCTTGAAAATAAAAGAGACAAAGAAGGTATAATAATAGATTTATTTAGAACCTTAGAAGCTAGTAGACGTAAAAATAATATATGATTTATAAATTTCGTATATGGGTTTATAAACCTGTGACTACTGAGATATTTGTTGATGCAAACTCAGATGATCACGCTAAAGAAATAGTTAATAAATTAGATTCAGATACATTTAACTGGCAAGAGTGTCAAATCACACCAGATAGAGTAACTTACGAGGTTATTAAATCTGATGAGAACTCCTGAACAAAGAATGTTTCTTAATGTGATTACTCAAGCAATACATGATGCTGCATACAAAGGTAATGATGTTTATTACTGTGCATATAGAGATCAAGCTCTTGCTTGGTTATCAGGTAACTCATTTGATTTTAGAATAGTTTGTAAACTAGCAGATTTAGATCCTGATTATGTTTATAAAAAAGTTTCTAAAGCTATCAATATGGATCTATATAGAGTAAGAAAAAACCATTACATAAAACAAAAACCAGATCGAGAGTATCGACCTGGTCGTTATAGATTAAGATTTTAATGACTTATAAAGGGATATTTAAAGATATGACTTACAATTCACTTAACAAACAAATAGATGGTGATCACTACAAGGGTATGAAGATTGAACCAGCTTTGTTTATCAATGAAAATAAATTACTATATGCCGAAGGCAATGCAATTAAATACATATGCCGTCACCAAAAGAAGGGTAAACGTAAGGATATAGAAAAAGCTATCCATTATCTTGAAATGATTATAGAAAGAGATTACTCTTAGTTTTTATCCTCTACTATTTTTTTAATTGATTTAGATCCATCAATATTATCTTCTAGTACAGCATCTACTTTACCACACATATAAGTTACGTTTACGTTTTTATCTCTTTCTGCAAGACGCTTACCTTTAAGGCAGTCTGACATTGATGTTTGTATTCTATGTTCTTGTAATATACCACCAATGAACATGCAAAGAGCAACCACA